TTTTGCAACTGGCGCGGCGCTTGCCGGATATGCCAAGCGCACAAACTCGGATGCCCGTCATCTCGGCGCTGGCGACCGCTTACTTTGTCGCCGCTGATACCGGCTTAAAACAAACCAGCGAAGTCAACTGGTCGAACAAGTACATTGACGCCGAAGAACTGGCCGTCATTGTCCCCATTCCTGAAGCCGTGCTTGACGATGCCGGTTATGACATCTGGTCTGAGATACGGCCTGAGATTGTCGATGCCATCAACTATGCCATCAATACGGCCGTCCTCTTCGGCACCAACATTCCCGCCACCTGGACAACCAATCTGGGCGGCGCAGGTTTGCTTGCCGTGATTACCGCCGCTGGCCAAGCCGTTGACGCCTCCACGCATACAGGCGACCTCTACGATGAAATCATGGGGCCGACCGGCGTCATTAGCATGGTCGAAGCCGATGGCTTCATGGTGACAGGTCACATTGCGTCACTGGCGCTACGCGGGCAACTCAGAGGTTTGCGGGACGGCGCCACGGGGCAACCCATCTTTGTCAACACCATGCAGGAAAGCACGCGCTATGCACTTGACGGCGCGCCCATCTACTTCCCGACCGATGGTTCTGTCGTGGCTGCAACCGCCTTGCTCTTTAGCGGGCAATGGGACCAGCTCGTTTGGGCCATGCGCCAGGACATCACTTTCAAGATTCTTGACCAGGCCGTGATTACCGATGCCGGTGGCTTGGTCATCTACAACCTTCCGCAGCAAGACATGGTTGCCTTGCGTGCGGTCATCCGTCTCGGCTTTGCGCTGCCGAATCCCATCAACCGCGTCAACCAGACAGCCGGCACACGCCTCGCCTTCAGCGCATTGGTGCCGTAGTCATGCTGGGCTATACGGGCGGCACGACGACGCAGGACCTAGCGCGTCTACGCCGTATGACGGCTGAACCCACCACCGCCACCTATTCGGACGGCGATTTGGTGGCGGCTATTACACGCTATCCCGTGGCGGACTTCGAGGGCTATGAACCGGGCGATAGCGCCTGGATTGACACCTACGATTTGGCGCAAGCCGCTAGTGACATCTGGAGCGAAAAGGCGGCAGCGGTGGCCAGTAACTTTGCCTTTGACGCCGATGGCGCATCGTTCCAGAAGCAACAGCAGCACGAGCATTACATGGCGCAGGCGCGGCGCTACCGTGCGCTGCGTGTGGCAGGCGTATGGACGGCGGAAACTGTGCGCCCAACCGCCACAGAACAATCATGGGTTGGCAACGTGAATGACCCTTACGAGTAAAGGAATCCCTCATGGCAGAACGAGAAACCAAAGAAGCTCCAACCAAAACCTATAAAGAGCCGTCTAGCGGCCGCGTCGAGACGGCGGTCGTGGGCAGCGATGTGGAGAAGGCGCTCATCGAACTGGGCTACGTCGAGATTGACCCGGAGACGGGCGAGGTCAAAGACCAGGCAGCCGCAGACAAAGCCGCCGCCGCTAAGGAAGTGAAGCCGCTAAATCCTAACGCCAAAGTGCATACCGAGGCCGACGTGGCAGCGGCAAAGGAAGCAGCACCGCCACCCGCACCTCCTGCGCCCGCCGTACCGAAGCAAGCGCCAAGGGTTGAGGACAGGAAGTAATGCTCAGCGCGGCGGACCTGGCCTATACGCGCCAGACGCAAGGGCTGACTTTTCGCGACCTCTGCATCCTGGAACATCGCAGCGAGGAAAGCGACGGCATGGGCGGCACGCTGCCTGTCCTGACGCATACGGAAGATATTCCTTGCCGTGTGGCGCCGATGCGCGTGCAGGCGGCGGAATCGCTGGTGGGTGGGCAGTTGCAAGGCGGCTTGCCGTGGGAAGTGACCTTGCCGGCTGAGACTGAGATCGACGTATCAGACCGTCTCAATGTCGGCGGTGCGCTGATCGACGGCACTATCACGGGCGGTAGATGGTTTGAAGCGCTGGCCATCTACGCCGCCTGGTCTACGGAAACGGCGCGCGTTGTGCTGTGCGCGGAAAGATAGAACGCTATGCCTACACGCTCTATTGAAATTGTCTATGACCACTTTCCGCAGCTCGCCGCACGCTTGCCGGAAGCGGTACGCACCATCGTGCAGGAAACCATCTTCGCTATAGAAACCACCGCGAAGATCCGCGTAGCCGTGGACACGGGAGCCCTTCGCGCTTCGATCATCAGCGAGATGACAGATGAGACGGCGGGGCAAGTGGCGACCAACATCGAGTATGCGCCCTACCAGGAATATGGCACCAGCAAGATGGCAGCCACGCCCTATATGACGCCCGCCGCCGAGAACGAGCGCCGCCACTTCATGAACAAGATGTCAGACCTGGAGAGCGCGTTGGAATGACATTACGCAAAGTAGAGTTTCTGGATCGCAGTGGCGAATATGCCTATGCGCCGCCTAAACGTGAGGCGGTCATCAACCTGGACGAGATTCTCTCTGTCGTACCGGTTGCGCCAGAGAATAACCGTTTTAGCTATGCGCTGGTAGACATCCGCTTTCGTGATGGTAGCACGCTGCAAGTGATAGGTAAGCCAAGCGATTTTATTGAGATGACGCCATGAACGAACCCGTTGCCGCTGACCAGTGGATATACAGCACGCTCAAAGCGGACAGCACGCTAACCGCGCTGATTGGCGGCTCTACATCCCCGCGCATCTACAACGAGCAGGCGCCGCAGAGCGGTACGGTCTTTCCCTGCGTGATTTACCAGATGCAATCAGCGGTTGACCTGATGTGGGTGGGGCCGCGCCGTGTCTGGAGCGACATGCTTTACCTGGTGCGCGGCGTGCAGGAAACCAGTAGCTACGGCGGCTCATTGCTCACCCTAGCCGAGCGCATTGACGAGGACTTACACGCCACGCCCAACGGCGACAGCAACACCTATGGCGTGATCTGGACGTGCGTGGGCGAACAGCCCTTCAGATTGCCTGAAGTACGTGACGGGAGGAACTTCCGCCACTTTGGTCGAATCTATCGCATCTATGCGAGTAAAGGATAAACAACTATGGGGCTCGCCTCAATTTACCAGACCGCCCAGATTGGGGTGGAAACTGTCGCAGGCACTGCCGTCGCCGCCAATAAGAAGTTAACGAGCGTCGGCTTTTCAATGTCGCCCAACCCGGACATCAGCGTGTTTCGGGCAGCCGGCAATAAGTATCCTTCCGTCGCCGCCCTCAACCGGGAATGGACGGAAATCGACTTAGAGGGGGCGATCACCTACACGGAGATTGTCTATCTGCTTTCGGGCATCCTGGAGACAGCGGTGATTACGACCTCCGGCACGACGGGCCAACAGTGGACCTTTACGCCATCGTCGACCGCTGCCGATACCATCAAGACCTTCACCATTGAGCAGGGCAGCGCCGGTCAAGCGCATCGTGTCGCCTACGGGCTTGTCTCTGACCTGACGCTTTCTTTCGGCCGTGAGGAGTCAACGATTGGCGGCTCCTTGATTGCCACGGCGCTGGAGGATGGCATCACGCTGACGCCGGCGCCGACCGAAATTGCTTTGGTGCCGGTGACGGGTCCGCAAATCTCCGTCTACGCCGCTGACACGGTAGCGGGCCTGGCGGGGGCGACCAAGCTGGCGGGCGCTATCAGTGTCGAGTGGAGCCTGACCAATCGCTTTGGTCCGGCCTGGTTCCTCAATGGCGAAAACGAGTATTCGCAGCATGTTGAGTTGGAGCCGACGCTGGAGATGACGCTCATGCAGGAGGCCGACGCCGAGGGTATGGAACTCTTGCCCATCATGCGTACAGGGGCCACCAAGTACATTCGTATTGAAGCCGTGGGCGGCGTGATTGGCCTCGGTCCTGCTACTTATAAGTTTACGCTCGACACGGCTTGCAAGGTCACGGACATTGGCGATTTCTCTGACCAGGAAGGCGTGTATGCCATCGAGTATACGCTGGGCGGTTTCCACGACGCCACGCTCGGAGGCGCGTGTAAGGCAGTTGTGATCAACGCCCTCACAGCACTTTAAGGGGACTATATGCCAATCGAGTTAAGCAAACTCAACGCCGCGCGCACGGTCAGCGTCGAATACGACGGCGATTCCTTTACCGTCACCTATCGCACGGATGCCATTTCGCCGGCGGCGTTGACGGCCAAGGCGCGCCGGCGCAAGGTGGAGGCCGCCGAGCGTAATGGCGACGAAACGGCCGAGGATACGATGATCCGCCAGGCCGAGCAGAACGCCAACGATCTGGTTGAAATCCTGGAAAGTTGGGATGTGACCGACGGCGGCAAACCGCTGCCGATTACCGTGGACAATCTGATGCTGCTTTCGCCGCTGGCCTTACAGCACATTTCGGCGGCGATCTCGGATGACTTCACCCCAAAAGCGAAGAACTCCAGGCGTTAGCCCGCTACCTGGAGACGGACGGCAAGATGGGCTATATCCCAGAAACGTACCGGCTATTTCGTGCGGCGAAATACATCGGCGTGTCGCCGTGGGAACTGAGCGAACAATCAGTTTTCTGGATGAATCACGCCTTGGAATATGAAAATATTGAGAACAAAGCAGAGCGTAAACGACAAGAGCGTTCCCAGAAAGCGGCGCGCCGTAAGAGAGGATAGCTATGGCCATTGACGCCGCTGCCTTACGCGTAGTTGTCTCGGCCGATACCTCCAAAGCCGAGGGCGACTTAAAATCATTTAGCGGCACGATGAAGGGCATGGCCGGTGGCATGGCGGCGGTAGGCGGGATGCTGACGGCAGGCATTGCCGCGCCCCTGATTGGCATTGGCGTCTCTGCCATCAAGACCGCCGCCACCTTCGAGAAGTCGATGAACGTGCTGCAATACGTAACAGGCAGCACGACGGACACCATGCAGACGATGCAAGACCAGGCGTTGCAACTGGGCGCCGATACCGTGTTCTCTGCGGGTGAAGCGGCGGAGGGCATGGTCGCGCTCGGCAAGGCGGGCATGGACACCGAAGACATCATGGGGGCCATCCCCGGCGTGATGGACTTGGCGGCGGCGGGCCAAATCGAAGTGGCGGAAGCGGCGGATTTAACGGCGGCGACGCTGGCTACCTTTGGCTTGGCAGCAGAGGATTCGACCAAGATAGCCGACTTGCTGGCGGCGGCAGCCAACGCCAGCACCGCCGATGTGCGTGACCTCGCCTTTGGCGTCGCCAATGCCGGAAGTGTCTTTGCCGCCGTCGACCAACCTGTCGAGAACTTGGCGACGATGATGGCGCTACTCGCCAATAACGGACTCAACGCCAGCGACGCCGCCACCAGTCTCAAGACGATGACGATGCGCTTGACCGCACCGACCGAAAAAGCGGCCAACGTCATGAAGCGGCTAGGCATCAATGTCTTTGATGCTGAAGGCAATATGCGTGACTACCAGGACATTATTGGCGACCTGGAACTTGCGACCAAGAGCTTGTCAGACGAGCAGCAGGCGGCGGCCTTTAATACCATCTTTGGCGCCGACGCCATCCGTGCCGCCATCATCATGTCAAAGGAGGGCGTGGCGGGCTTTGAAGCGATGGAAACGGCGGTGACGGAACAGGGCGCGGCGGCGGCCATGGCGGAGGCGCAAAATAGCGGGCTGGATGGCGCCATCAAGTCAATGGAAGGCAGCATTGAATCGTTGCAGATCAAGTTGGCGCTGCCTTTCCTGGAAACAATTGCGGGCTGGATGGAAAAGTTGACGGAGCTGGTCAATAAGATGGGCGAGATTCCTCAGCCCGTGGTTGAGGCAACGCTCGTCTTTCTCGGCATTGCCGGCGCTGCGGGACTGGCGATGGTCGCCATTTCGGGCGTTGCCATCGCCATTGGCGCGCTGAAAACGGCGGGGATGCTCGGCATCGTCGGTCCAATGCTGGGGGTCGTCTTGGGTTTGGCGGCGGCGGTGGCGCTGCTGTGGTGGGCGTGGGACACCAATTGGGGCAACATCCAGGAAAAGACCGAAGAAGCGCTAGGCGCCATCAACCCGTTACTGGAAACCGCCAGCGGAGCACTGGCGAGTGCGGCGACTAATTTGGGCGCGCTGCTGGCCGTTAACCCGCAGTTTCAAAGCTTCATTGAAAACGTCGAGGATGCAATGACGGCGGCGATTGGTTTGGGGTCGGCGGTCCGAACCATCAAGATGCCCGACCTCACGAAGCTCGACACCTCGACGCTCAAGACCAACATCCAAATGCAACTGGTGGCCACGGTCAAGAATCTGCAACTGGACTGGTCGGAACTCAAGGTCAATTTTAGCGGGCTGATGACGAAGGTGGGCGAACAGTTGACGGCGGCCTCGGAACAGGCGTTTGGCGCCGACAACATTGTCACGCGGACCATCAACCGCATCAAGGACACTTTCGCCACCATCCAGGACGATTTTTCCGGCATTACGATGGATGAACCGATCGCGGCCATGAAAGCCGTCTTTGATGCGGCCTTGCAGATCAACTCGCTTTTTGCGGGTGTCAAAACGGATGTACTGACCACCGCCATGACCAGTTTGCAGACGCTGATGACGACGGCGCTCAACTTCGCCACCACCATTGTCGAGGGCATTGACGAGAAGGTCTTAGCTGATGCGGCGTCGGGTTTTGTGACAGGTTTCACCGACCAGATTGTCAAGGTCTTTGAGGATACGGAACGCCTGGCAAATCTCGGCATTGCCATCGGAACATTTGTGACCACCATCGGCGCCAAGGTTAGCGAAGCCTTCTTAGCAGAGGATTTCGGCCTCAAGATTGGGGAAGCGATTGGCGGAGCGACGGCCGCGTTCATTGCTGGCGCCACGGCCTTGGTCGGTGGGCTGATGACGGAGGTTGGCAAGGTGTCCATCTCCGAATTCCAGGCCGACATGGACAACTTTACCAAAGGCTTTATCACAGGAGCCGTCACAGGATTGGCGAGCCAGGATTGGACAGTGATTGGCACCACGATTCGGGATGCGATTGTCGCTTCCGTGGTGCAAGCCTTTGTCGACAAGAACCTCTTTGAACTGGTGATGCCGGGTCCGGCTGGCGTGGTAGCGGGCGAAGCGGCGGAGAAGGCGGGTTTCCCCAGTATCGGCGAACTCTTGGGCAAGCTGAGCCGAGGGCCGCAAGTGGTCAGTGACTTTTTTACGCCGGGAGACCAGGCGGCGGCAGGGACAGAGATGGGCGCCGCCTTTAATAGCGCTGTCGCCCCGGCGGGCGCCACGCTCGGCACGGAAGTGGCGGCGGCTGTATCGAAGGAAGCCGGTATCCTCTTGCCCCCTTTGTCGAAGGAAGCGGGCATTCTCTTGCCTCCCCTGGATATGGCGAACGCAGGCGCGGACATCGGCACCGCCTTTAATAGCGCCGTGGCGTCGGTGGGGACCGAGATTGGTAAGCAGGCCGGCGCCGCCATCGCGACGGTGACGAGCGCTGCCACTTCCACGTCGGACATCCTGCGTGATCGCGCCCTACCGTCGCTAGAGGTGGAGGATATACCTACCTTCGAATGGCCAGCCTTGCCCACCTTTTCCTGGCCCCCCTTACCCACTTGGGAATGGCCCGAACCAGTCTCGCTTTATCGCTGGCAGTTTCCCGAACCGTCGCAACTGTACGCCTGGGACTGGCCCAACATGTCGATGCCGGGCTGGGTCGGCACGCTCATCGGCGCCTTAGGCGCGGCGCAAAGCGCGGTGACGAGCGCCGCGCCCACCAAGACGACGGCCCCCGTCACGACGACCCGTACCGCCGGCTTTTCCGCCGCCGGCGGCGAGGTGGCAATGGCGAGCGGCGTGACCATCATCCTGGAGAACGTGCATGTTGCCAACGGCATGGACATTGAAGTGTTGGCCGCACAACTGGCGCGCCGTTTCCAACAGAAGATGAGGGCGTAGATTATGGCGTGGGAACTGAAGCTGCGCGTGGGCGAAACGGCCACGTACGATGTCGTGCTGACCACCGCGCCGTGCATGGTGACGGAATATCCGCTCAACTCGCCCATGCTGATGCAGGAGCCCATCATGAATATGGGTGACGGCAATAGCCTGTCGGTTCCCACCTTCGCCAACGTGGTGGAGTCAATTGACGTGCATATCCAGGCGGCGACGCCTTCGCTGGTCAAGGATGCGGTACGCGGCATCGAGCGTGTGCTGGACCTGGCGCGGCAGGGTAGTCTTGGCGCGCTAACCGGCAAGGTGTATCTGTGCATCAAATTCGACCAGGATGCCGGCGACTGGTGGCGCAGCCAGATTCTAGCGGCGCAATGGTCAGGCCCGGAAGCGACCGACCGCATCTGGAAGAATTACACGACGGGCACGATTGCGCTGACACGTCGCTACTTCTGGGAGATGGAAACCATGCAGGCGGTAGCGGTCAGTAGCGGCGTGACGACGACCGCCACGACGGGCTATGCCACCGTCTACAATGCCGATGATACCAATGCCACCAATCGTAACTGGTTCCAGGTAGGAGCGGCGCAAGTGTCGGGCAGCTTGCCGGCTCCGGCCAAGATCAGCATCAAGAACATTTCGGCGGGCGACCGCTACGTGACGAGCGTTTATCTGGGCAACTATGTCTTTTGTAGCCCGACGAGTGTTGACCCCATTTACCGTGCTGTGGATGCGAGCAGCGCCTTTACAACGGTCAACACGACGGAAGCGCCGATCTATCGCTGGAGCCTGGCGACGAGTGGGCTGGTGGATGACTTTCATGGCCAGTTTGGGCGCTTCCTCGTCGTCTGGAATAACAGGCCCGACAACACGACGTTGGTACGCGCCAAGATTGACGTGGCCGGTTCATTCGATTTGGGGCTGGGTGAGCAGGCGCTGGGCAACGCCTATCTCACCGTGCAAGACCTCGGCGCGCTACCCATCCCGCCCAGCGGCTACAGTGACGGCATGGGCAAGAGCATCAATCTCACGCTAACGGGCAAGACGGCGACGGGGACGGATACGGTGACGGTCGATTGGCTGCAAATCTTTCCCAGTGGGCAGGGACGTTTCCGCGCCCTTCACGGCGCCGCCGCCCTCACCTTTGCCGTCAACAATGAGATCATCGACGACGGGCCGGCAGGCGTGGTCTATGCCTATGATACGGCGCTGGGCGCTAAGGTGCCGAGCGTACGCCCCATGTTTGACCCAATTTATTTGTGGCCGAATCTAACGCAGCGTATTCGCCTGCTGATTAGCGGCGGCGCCTTTGGCATGGAGGCCGGCGAGCCGTGGGGCGTGTCGGTAGCTTACCGACCCAGGCGCTTAACGCTATGAGCAACTATACGCTGCATTGCGGTGATTGCTTGGAGACGATGGCAACGATAGCATCCGGCAGCGTGCAATGTTGCGTCACCTCGCCACCTTATTATGGGTTGAGGGATTACGGGCATGAGGGACAGATTGGGTTGGAGCCGGACCCCGAAAGCTACGTTGCCTTT